GCTCAGTTTGATTGGGCAGATGCTGACGGAATTCAAAGAGCGGCTACAGCAGAAACTGAAAACTTTTTAAGATATATAAATGGACCAGGTATTAAAGACCTAGAAGACATGCCAATCCATTTGAAGGGTTCAAAAACTTTTGCAGAGAAAGCGGAGTTAGTAGCACGAAAGAGAGTTATAGAAGGCATGTTTCCTCACAAGACTCGCCCTAATATGAAATTCAAAGTAAATAAAGCATTAGTATTAGCAGGTGCAAAGGCAATGGGTAAAAGCCTTAAGAAAGGAAGTACGAAAAGCAATAATAAACTCAGCACAAAGAAGGTATCTTCAAAAAGGTCTAAGGTAAAGGCAGTAAGAAAAATTAAAGCAGGTGCAAATAATGGCAAAGGCGTAACAGCACTGAGTCCGGTTGCTTTAAGAAATATACTAAATGAAATGTTACCAAAAGCAGTAGCAAGCAAGATGACAGCACCAGCTTTACGTTTTAGAACAGGTAGATTTGCTAATAGTGTTAGAGTCGATTCTGCACTAATGGGACCAAGAGGAGGAGTACATATAGATTATACTTATCAAAAGAATCCTTACCAAACTTTTGAACCAGGCTTTAAACAAGGGAGTACTCAAAGAGATCCTAGAAAAATAATAAAAGAAAGTATAAGAGAAATAGCAATAGGAATTTTAGGAAAACAACCACATACGATTAGGAGAACATAATGGACGCAACTACAGCAAGAAAATATTCGACGCGTAGACGAGCCATTGTAGGAGCAATCGCAGAGAAGTTAGTACAATCTTTAAACGGTAGTGCCCCTTTTAGGACATCCGTGGCAGATGTAAGTCCCAGACTTAGGTTTTGGGACGAAACAACAGAATTCCCTTCCGTCCAAGTAGGAGCAGGCGGGGAAACAAGACAATATGATGGCGGAGGATTCCGCTTCAGATTTTTACGAGTAACTATTAGATGTTATGTGAACGACAATGATGACGTCATTTTAGCACTAGAAGAGTTACTAGAAGATGTTGAAACAGTAATGGAGGATTATGATCCAATAACATACTATGATTCAACAGGAGCGTCTCAATCAACAGTTCAGACCACAATTCTGACAGTTGATACAGACGAAGGCGTTTTGGAGCCTCTCGGCGTAGGAGAAGTCGTCGTAGAGATCCGATATTAGAAAATTGGTTAAACTGTAGAAAACTATAGTGAAACCCTTTTCAAAGAACGATAGGAGAAAATAATGGCATTTCATTTTAGTAGAGATACCAAAGTATACATGAAGTTTTCAGTAGATGGCGCAGCAACGTCAGATACACTTTATGAGATACCAGTACTAGATGGATTTTCATTCAGCCAAGCAACCAATACTTCAGAAATTACTCTGAATGAGGCGGCAGATGGTTCAACACTGAATAGTAAGAGAGGACGAATGATGTTCAATGATTCTCTTGCTCCAGTTGAATGGAGTTTCAGTACGTACATGAGACCAACAACAAGTGCAGCAGCAAACGTTTGGGTGTCTGGTGGACACGCAGGAAGTTCAAAGAAATTTGCAGTTGAAGGTCCTTTATGGGGAGCAATGAGTGGGACTACTTACTCATATGCATCAAATCCAGGAGCAACAGCGGGAGCTAATATTACACCAGCTTCGTGGGAACCCAATATATTTAATTTTGAGAACTCAAATAAAGTAGCACTAGGAGTATTTGATTTATTCTTTGTGATGGGAGCAGCAAACGACACAGATGGTACTTTTGACACAACAGCTGATGGGAACATAACAATTTATAAAATTGCAAACTGTTCTGTCGGTTCAGCATCGATTGACTTCGACATTGATGGACTAGCACAAGTTGCTTGGTCTGGTCAAGGAGCAATTATAACTGAACAAGCTAAGTTAGTTACCGGTACAGGAACGGACTTTGAAGCAACAAAAGGTTTAGTAGATGAAGGAGTAGATAGTACTTCTAACTTTGTTAGACAAAAATTAACAAGTATGGAGGCGACTTATTCTGCAGCGAATTCAACGGGTACTGACATGTCAGATCCCGGAGCGGCCTATGCACTTACACTAACAGGCGGGAATATAACAATAGAAAATAATCTTAGTTACTTAACCCCTGAAACTTTAGGAGTTGTAAATCAACCTTTAGGGCATGTAATGGGCACCAGATCAGTAAGTGGTAATTTTACTTGTTATTTAAACACAGTTGATAATGGTTCTGCGGAACTGTTTGAAAACATAATTGAAGGTACTGGTCAAGTAACCAATGCTTTTAATTTATTCTTTTCAATTGGCGGAACTGGACAAACTCCTCGAGTAGATGTTCTTATACCTAGAGCACATTTTGAGGTACCAACTCATTCAATTGAAGATGTAATTAGTTTAGACGTGGCTTTCCACGGTCTAGGAGCTGATTTATCAGATTCCACCATCCAAAGTGGTGAGTCTGAAATTAAGATTACTTACCAATCGTAAGTAATTAAATTTTAACAAATTAAGGTTAGGGGCAACGCCCCTAGCCTTCCTTTTATAGGAAATGAACAAATGAACGAAACAGTAAAAAAAGAACCTGTACCAGTGTTGTCATTAAAGAATTTAATGACACCAATGAAAACGGTTGAATTTGACTATCCTGGGTGTGAAGGCTTTAAAGTATCACTTTGCTACTTAGCAAGAGAAGAACTAGTAAAGCTTAGATCTAGGTGTTTAAGTCAAGTATTCAATAGAAAAACTCGTGGTTACGAAGAAAAAATGGATGACGATAAGTTTTTAATGGAATACACAAAAGCAGTTATTAAAGGCTGGAAGGGTTTAAAATTACAATATCTCAAACATCTACTTTTAGTAGGAGATATTGAAGATGAGAGCGCTACTTTACCTTTTAATCAAGAAAATGTAGAAACTCTGATGAAAAATTCAAGTGATTTTGATACTTGGGTTACTGAACAAGTAGGCGACCTTGAAAATTTTACTTCGAGCAAGTAAAGGCAATACTTGCTCTTATAGAGCGAAAATATAAAGAGTCTATAACATTAGATCAGTACTTGACCATGTGCGAACAACTAGGTCAAGATCCTGATCCTGAAGAAATGCCACCTGCGGATGATGACTTTCCTCTAGAGGTACAACAGGCTATGGTAATCCATACCGTTTTACCAGATAGGTGGGACGGCATGAGTGGTTCGTATATGGGGAAAGATTGGTCTGCTTTAGCTACCTTACTTGAGGTATACGAAATAGAAGAAAAAAGAATAGTTTGCTTTTTCTTAAAATATGTAGAGAATGCTCACATGGTAAATATCAATGACGAGCTTAAACATAAGCGAGACGCCGCAGGTCGGCGAGCAAAGAGCAAATAATGGCAAAGAAAATTCAAGGTGCTGAGATTACCTTTAGGATTTCTGATGATGGTACTTTAAAAGCCGTCGGGCAGAAAGCCGAAAAAACTGCGAAAAGTATGGATAAACTTGGGGGAGCTTCCCAAGCTACCGACCGTAGAATAAAGGGCGTAACCCAGCAATCTTCAAACGCAAGTAAAAATTTCAGTAAGCAAGCGCAAACCATGCAAGGTGGTATTGTAGCTGTATATGCAACCATTGCCGCACGTGTATTCGCCGTATCCGCCGCCTTTCAATTCTTGAAAGAGGCATTTGAAACCCGTAATTTAATTGAAGGACAGTTAGCTTTTGGAGCTGCGACTGGGGTTGCCTATGGAACAATGACAGAGGGAATAATAAAAGCCTCTGGTGGGTTAATTCAGTTTAAAGAAGCCGCACAAGCCGCTGCTATTGGTTCAGCTGCTGGTTTAACTTCAGATCAATTAAATAGATTAGGAACAGCCGCAAAGAATACTTCCCTTGCTCTAGGTAGAGATTTGACAGATTCATTTAATAGGTTAATCAGAGGTACGACAAAAGCGGAACCAGAACTCTTGGACGAATTAGGTATCATTTTGAGACTAGAACCTGCAATGGAAAAGTATGCTTTATCCATAGGTAAAAGTAAAGATGATCTAAACCAATTTGAAAAATCACAAGCAGTAGCAAACGAAGTTCTGGATCAAGCAGAAACTAAGTTTGGAGCAATCGAAAAAACTATGGATCCCGCCGGATTCGCACTACAAAGATTCTTAAAAGCCTTTGATGATGTAATGAAAGGTATCAAAGAAAAAACCACAAACTTTTTAATCCCCGTAATAAACTTCTTTGCCAATAATATATTGTCTTTGATTGGTACTATGGTGTTATTCTTAGCGCCTATTCTTAAATCAATTATGCCCAATTTTGCACTTATGTCGGATAACTTATCTCAGAAAGCAAAAGATCATGCTGTAACATTAGGAGAAGAAAGAATAGCATTAGAGAGATTAAGAAATGAGTATGAAAACTTTGATAGTACTATGGGAACAAAAGACATTGCAAACCAAGACCGAGATACTGAATTTGCAAAACAAGGAGTAGAAAAAACCTCCACTTCAGGACATACTAGAGCTTCCAAACATTTTCACGCTCAAACAGAAAAAATAGAAGATGGAAGTTTAAAGAAAAGAACAGGTAAATATAAAGATTTTGCAGCAGACAAAGTAAAAATACTAGATGATGCTAATGATAAAGTTGTAAACCATTCTAAGAAATCATTTCTAAAAATTCGTATGCATATGGGTAAAACTGGTAAGTGGTTTAAAGTACAAACTACTGCTATGAAAATAAGATGGGCTGGTACTATGAAATTCATGGTACGAGGAGCTCAGATGATGGCTACAGCAGTTAACTGGGCTATGAAAGCTATGGGGTGGATCGGTATGCTACTAATGCTAATAGACGCATTAAAAATGTTATGGCAATGGATATTTCCACCTGATGAAGCAAAGAAAAAACAAGAAGAAGCCTTCGAAGAAATTACAGAACATTATAAAAATTTAAATATTGAACTTGATAGAATGATTGAAGCTCAAGAACTTGGTGTTAATAATTTAGTTGGATCAATACAGCAAATAGGAAGTGCTTTTTCTTCTGTAGACTTAACTAAAGTTATAAAAGATTATAACTCTATGCTCCAACTGGGTAAAATTAACACTAAAGAAGGCGAGGCAATGGTCGCCGATACTGTCGCTAAACTTACTGTATTAGCAGGCGGGGATAAGAGAATGCAGCCCTTTATAGATAAATTAAAGGAAGGAAAGCATATATCTGATACCTGGATTGCCGAACAAGGTAAAACAGAAGATGGCGGTTTCATGGGATTAGCTAATGATATGATGGCAGCAGCCGCGGCTACTAAGTTATTAAGTGAACAACAAAAATCATTGAATGGTGCTATTAAGAGTGTAATGGGTAGTATTAAACAAAATAAATTTACTGATGTATTAAAAAATTATAAAACAGTATTAGAGACTATGAAGCTAAGGGGCAGAGCTGCGAGGGTAGGAATGACTGGTGTATTGGCAGGTAGGGATGCGGCATTAGATACGGCAGGTGAGTCGAGAAAGGCATATGAGGATTATGCGGCGAAGAAGGCACATATATCTCCAAGTCAACTGACAACAGGGACAAAAAATAAATTGGCTAACCTGAAAGCGCAGATGGAGTTGGATGAAAAGGCACATAAGCAGCAAATACAAAATGTTAAAGATGCTGAGAAAGCAGAAAAGCAATGGCAAGATTCAAAACTCAAAGCTGAAGGCATTGAAACAAGTATAAATGCTTTGATTACGGAACAGTATGCTATTACTCAAAGAAACTTAGATCTAAAATTAGAAGGCGCAAAAATTAGTACAGTAAATAATACTGCCGAAGTAAAAAATGCTAGATTAGATAATAAGCTATTATTACAAAAGGTCAAATTAAGAGAAAGACAAAATGAACTTGACGCTGCCAACCTAGCCCTAACTATGGCAACGAATGAGAATATGGCAGACACGGAGTGGGTAGCTGCTGCTAATGATGCAATATTACAAGCTGAAAAAAACCTAGACATAGAAGAAGAAACTACAGACAGGCTAGAAGAAAAAACAGGGTGGCAACAAATGATGAATGAGCTTGTAGAAAAAGAACTCGCATTTAAACAGAAGCTCAAGAAACTGAATAAAGAGCGTATAAGGGATGAAAAAAAGCTAAAACAGTTAATGAAAGATCAAACATCAGAATGGGGTAAATTGGAAACAAAACTGAAACAAATAGCGGATATGCAAAAAGCCACACAGATAATAAGAGAGAAGATGTTTGAATCCGCAATAAGACTTGACACGATGATAAGGATGCGAGACACGGGCGATAAAGGATATGATGAAGTAAAGGCACTAGCTGAACTGAGAAACTTCCATAACTTGCAAGACCAATTAGTTGATTCAGTTACAGCTCAAAATGATGCGTATGAGGATCAGATACGTCTTTTAAAAGATATAAGAGGAGAAGCTCAGCATACTCTTGACATGAACAAAGCTCGTCTCACAATGGGCGGAGAAGGTATGTTTGGTGGCGAAGCTTTTCAAGCTATGGGCAGACAATTTGGCGGTATTAACCCTAACGCTAAAAAACAACGAGAATTTTTAGGTAAGCACAAGTCTACGAGTTGGCAAGACTACCAAGATAAACTACAGACGGCTCTGATGGAGCAACAGCAGTCAGCAGATTTTGAGCAATATAAGTCAGATAATCCTGCAGGTACAAAAACTAGAGAGGATTTTGTAGTTATAGGTCCAGCCATGGAAAAGTTCGCGAATGAAGCGAAAGTGTCAGCGGATAATTGGAAGCGTATGACAGTAGAAGCAGCTCAAGTAGGTATCGAATTAGAACTAGCAAGTTCAATACAGGGGTCTATGGAATCAGCATTTACTGGTATGTTTACAGCACTAATAGATGGTACTAAATCCTTTGGAGACGCTATGGGTGATATTATGAAACAACTTCTTGCAGACTTAGCAGCCGCTTATATGAAAGCTGCAGCTTTAAAGATGCTATCTTCAATGGGATTCGGTATGCCAGCAAGGTATGGAGGAGAACTAACCGGACCAGGGTATGCAGCAGGTGGAGTCGCAAATGGACCAAACTCAGGTTACTTAGCTACATTACACGGTAGAGAAGCTGTCGTTCCTTTAGGAAATGATAGAAGTATTCCTGTAGATATACGAGGAGCTAGTGGAAACGTAGTAAATGTATCTATAAGTATGCAAGGCGGACAATCTCAAACTTCAGCTTCGGGTGGTGGAGATATGCAAGCACTTGGAAGATCAATCGGTGGACTAGTTCAACAACATTTACAGGTAGAAATGAGACCAGGTGGGCTACTTAATAGACAAGGAGCAAAAGGTAGGGGCGGATAATGGCACAAGGATTAACAACAAATACAATAAATACAAATACATCTGGAGCGAGAGTTACTGGAGCAACACCTGGTTCTACTATCTATGGCATGAGTGGACCAGTAATGTTCGATAAAGGCATATCAGAAAACCCCAAACCTAGAGTTTTAAAAGCACAATTTGGCGATGGATATGAAATGAGAGTCAGAGACGGCATAAATAATACTCCTAGAACATGGAATTTAGTATTTAATAATAGAACTAGAGAAGATATTGATAATTTATATAGATTCTTTATAGTTCTTGCAAGTGTGGATACTTGTAGATTGACCGTACCTGATACAACCGCAGTATCCGTTGGTAGTGACGGATCTACAACTGACGTAGAAGAAGCAGTAACAGTAGTAATAGAAGAATTTACTA